GAAAGTACATTGCTGGATTTGGTGATGGTTCAGGTAGTGCAACTGCTTACATGACAAATGAAGATGCTTCTCTTTCTAACCGCATGATTGAAGATGTTCTTCAGCGTCAACAAGTTGGTGCAGCGTTTAAGCTTTATACAGACCGTGTATTTAGTGGTGGAACTGTAAGTGACACTCTTAGTCGTTTCATCAGCTTTGATGCGACATTAACTTCTGCTTCTTTAGGTGTTACTCCTGATGATGCACAAGCAGTAACAGTTAACTTCCGTCCTGCTGGTGTTCCAACATTCGACTTTAGCCGTTCATAATAGTTACGTAATCGGAATGTTCCAGAAGCCCTGCCTTGTGCAGGGTTTTTTCTTGTCTATTAGGTTAGAATGAAAATGTATAAATTTTTATCATGACATCTAGTCCTAAACCAGCAAAATCATTTATGAGGGCAATAGATCGACTTAAAAAAGCTGCAAATTTAGAAGCTACAAAAAAACAAATTGAGTTGGCTGATGGAACAGTTTTTGAGATGTGGGTTGCTCCGTTAACGATGGCAGAAAGAGAAAGAGCACAGAAAGGATCTAAAACTGGTGATGCTAATGATTTTGCCTTAAGATTATTAATTTCTAAAGCACAAGATGAGAATGGACAAAGGTTATTTGCTATGGGTGAAATTGATGTATTAAAGAATGAAGTAAGAGATGCTGATCTTCAAACTTTGATGCTTGCTGTTATTACTGATGAGGAAGAATCACTTGACCCAAAGGACTAAGTAAAGAGCTTCGTAAAGATAATTTGTTAATGCTTCAATTTGGCATTGCTAAAGAGTTAGGGAAGTCTCTTGCAGAAGTTAGGCAGATGACGTTAGAAGAAATCATAGGTTGGAGTGCCTATTTTCAAGTTCTTAACGAAGATCAAGAGGAAGAAATGCAAAAAATCCGCAGACGTAGGTAAACTACGGAGAACGAAGGATTTTAATCGTGTCTATAGAGTCAAGGATAGATATTGTTGTCAAGAATTTAAACCAACTGAACAAGTTGGCTGCGAATTTACAAAATATAAATAAAACAAATGAGCAGTTAGTTAAAGGATTAGATAAAGTTCAAGCCAATTTGGATAAAATTGGGACAAGAGGCTTTAAAAATTTAAATAGAGAAGCAAATCAAGCACTTAAAACAGTTCAAAAGTTAAGTTTGGGTTTAGCAAAACTATATAGACCAGGTAGGGCTACTGAAAGAAGAGGCCTTTTGCTTGGTGGGTTAGGTACTGCTGGTGGATTAGGAATGTTGTCTTCTACTGGTGCTGGCAAAGCAATTGGGGGAGCGATGGGGGCTGGAAGTGCTAAAGCTGCTGGATTGATGTCAATGATTCCAGGCCTAAAAGGAGCTGGTGCTGCTTTAACTGCTACGACTGCAAAAATTGCAGGATTTAGTAAAGGCTTGGCTGGTCTAGGTACATTAATGGCGGCACAACCACAGTTGCTTGGTGTTGCTATGGCGGCATGGTTGGCTTTTGGTAATAAAGGTTTATTTAATGCAGCCAAACAAGCAGAAAAAACAACGGTTAAATTATTTGGTTTAGAAAATACGTTAAAAAATCTAAAAAAATCTACAGGTATTTTTGGGTCTAGACCATTAGTAGATTTAGGTGGCTTAAATTATCAATTAAATATTAGTAGTGATGCTGCTAGAAAATTAGAATTAAGTGTTAATGGAGCAGCCAAAGCATTAACAAGAATTAGAAATAATAGAAAAATTATAGAAGGTAGTGGGTTTGCAGAATTTAGTAAAAATGTTCGTGGAGCAGGATATAACAAGGTGTCTAGTCGTAGTGCTAAAGAATTAGAAATAAATAAAAGAAAAAACGATTTATTTATTCAACAAGCAAATAATTACGAAAGACTTGTTAGTGTTGGTGGAGACATGTTAAATATTGAAGAAAGAATTGAACTTGTTCAAAAACGAAGATTAAAAAATTTACAAAAAAATGATCCTAATCAAAGAAAATTAAATAATCAAAGATTTAGAGAAAATTTAATGCTAGGAGCAGGTTTTCCTATGTTGTTTGGTGGAGGAGTAGGTTCTGTTGGTGGTGGTATCGCTGGTGCAGTTGCTCAACGATCTATGGGTACAAGTGGTGGTTTTGGTGCTCAAATTTTACTTAGTGCGTTAGGTCAACAATTAGATACTTTTGTAGGTGAAGTTGCTCAATTAGGTAAAGCTTTTAACAAAATAAATCCAGATGTAAATGCTGTAATTGCATCTTTAGGTGAAACAAATACTGCTTACGGCAAACATTTAGAAATGCTCAAAAAAATAAAAGGAGAAACAACAGCAATGTTTGAAGCAGAAAAAGCTGTAGCTTCAATTATTGGAAAAAATGGTTTAAGTAAATTAAAAGAATTTGGTCAAGACGCTACCAATCTAGGCAATGCGTGGCAAAAATTAATTCTTCGTATGCAAGCTTCAATTGCAGCTTTAATTACTAGAACTGGTATTTTGAAAAGATTGTCTGAATCAATGGCTAAGGGTACTTCTTTCCAAAAAGCTAATCTTGCTGTAATTACAGGAACAGCTAGTCCAGAATTGACAGAATTATTCAACCAATACGAAAATCAAAATACAATAGGAGGTGCTTTTAAAAGTTTAAAAGACAATGTATTCCGAAGAAATTCATTAACTCAACGAGAATTAAGACCTTTAATAGCTGAACAATACGAAAAAGATCAAAAACAATTAATGACAGGTGATTTATTAGGTTCAGGAGCAGACAAAGCGGCTTTGTTAGATGAAGAAATTAAACATTTAGAAAGATCATTAGAAATAGGAACAAAAAGAGCAGGAATAGAAAAAGAAATAGCTGAATTTTACAAAGCTCAAGGTAAAAATGTAGAAGATATAGCTCCTAAAGAAATAGCAAATTTAAAAACTAAACTTGAACAAAAAGATGCTTTAAAAGAACAATTAGAAGTATGGGGGCAAATTAAAGATGTAATTGCTGGTGGATTAACTAATGCAATTACAGGATTAATAGATGGAACGAAGAGTTTAGGAGAAGCATTAGGTGGAATATTGAAACAAATAGGTCAAATATTGATGCAAAAAGCGTTAACTAGTATGCTCGGAAATATAAGTTTTGGAGGAGGAGGGATTGCTTCAGGTGGAACTTCTTTACCAACAAATGTAGGAAGTTTAAGCACTAAAGATGCGTTTTCAGGGGCAGCGTATTTTTCTTCAGGAGGAATGGTTACAAGACCAACTGTAGGAGTCATAGGAGAAGCTGGAGAAGACGAATATATTATTCCTGCATCAAAGATGGCTTCAAGTATGCAACGCTACTCAGCAGGTGCTAGAGGCGAAGCTGTAATTCCTGGCACTGGTTCGTCTTATACAGGTGGAGGTGCAGGAGGATCTACTACTGTTAATTACTCTGGCCCTATTCTTAACTTCAACTCTGAAGAGTTTGTTCCTAAGTCTGCTATTGGTGAAATTATTGCAACTGCTACTGCTAGAGGTGCAAGAGCTGGTGAAACTAGAACATTATCTAGTTTGCAAAATTCACGCAGTAGAAGATCTACTTTAGGATTATGAGTCTTGTTGCTTTAACTAATTTTATTACTATTACTAATCCAAATGGATCAGTAGCAAATATCCCTGACAAGTTTCAAAACGGAAGACAATCTCCTAACATTGATAATTTTCAATACCTTTCGTTTATCTATCAAGGTGCTACTCGCAATAGATCTGGAGATAATATGACTTCATCTTTACTGCTTGCTAATAGTGAGTTAAGTATGAATTATTCACAACAGATTGTATTAAATAAATATCATGTAAAAGTAGAAACTTATTTAATGACTGAAGCATTTGAAAAAAGCAGAATTTTAACAGAAGAAAATTGGTTAGCTTCTTCTATGAGTTATGACCCATCAAGTATCGAATTAATCCTTAGTAGTGCTATTGATGCTGTTGGTGCAAACGCTCCAGATAAAGTATTAACAAGAGACATGGTTGGAGCTTTACCTATTACTGGATCGCTTCAAAATAGATGAAGCCACATCAACTAATTGGGTTGCCTTATCGTTTAGGTGCTGATCCAGAGAAACATAAAGCTGGTGATTGTTTATCTTTGGTTCGTACGGTGTTAGCAAATTATGGTTTTACTGTTCCAAAAGGAGAGCGTGATTGGTATCGAAGGTTAAGAAAAAAAGATTACAGCGTGTTTTTTGAAGAATTAAATAGGTGGGGAGTTGAATCACCCCCTAAACTAGGAACAATTGGTCTTTGCAAATCAGATGATGGTTATGGCATGGCTGCGTTTTACGAGGAAGGATGGCTGAGTTACCAAAAAACATTAGGAGGCCAGGTGGTGATTTGGTGTCCTCAAAACAACCTCATGGTAGAAGGTTGCTATTACCAGCAGAAGTAGAACTATGTAAGCTTTTAGGTTTATGTGAAGATGAGTATTGGTATTTTGTAGATTCAACAGCTAAATACAATGGACAAAGACCAAAAGGATATGAATTAATTCCTGATATTAGGAATGAAGCAGTTTCATTGTTTTTAGCAAGAGAAGGCGTTCAACAAGTTTTAATTCAGATAGGAATAGCTGTTGCTGCTGCAACTGTTTCTTACCTGTTAACACCTAAACCAAAAGCATTAAAGCAAGGTGGTTCTAGAAGAACTGCTGATGCAATCGGTAATACAAGGTTTGCTCCTCAAGCTTCTTTTAATTCAATACAAGAGTTAGCAAATATAGGTGATTCAATCCCTTTGATCTTTGCTAATTCCTCAGAACAAAGTGGTTTTGGTGGGGTAAGAGTTAATAGTCAATTGTTATGGTCACAATTTGTCAGCCTTGGCAGATACCAGCAATTAAAAGCACTTACTTTGTTTTCTCATGGAACGATAGGAGCTGAGCCTGATTATGAAGGTTATGCAGTAGGAGATACGTTATTAAATACTTATAACGCTTATAAAGTTGGTCTTTATTTTAGAGATGGGAGTAATTCTGGAGATAACAGAATTATTGAAGCAGATAGATATAACGAATCTGAATTAACTTTTAACGCTAATGATCCTTTTGTTGTTGGTGTACCAAATAAAGCTGGAACATCAGTTCCAACATTAACCAGTAAATCTTTTAGTGGAGCAAGAAACCCTACAACACAAACAGCTTTTGGTGTTTATGCTCCTGTTCCTAATGCTCAAATTTGCAGATTACCTTATGACTTAATTCGTGATCCTAGAGGTTCTTCAAAAGAATCAATTAAGGACATGATGAGGAAAAGAAAAAAAGTTGAATTTGCAAGATGGCCTACAAGAGCTGGAATTATAAAAGTAGGAGGTAGCACAACAAAAGGACTACGTTCTGTTAATGAAGGAGATTTAATTACTTATCAAATTGTTGGTATTAATCCAAGTGGTGAAAGTAATGCTTTGCAACGTAAATATGATAGTGATCAAAGTACTGCTGGTTATCAAGTAATTGAGGGTGAAGGAAACGCAGATGCCTTTAACTATAGACCTCATGGTGTAGATGATGTTGATGGTTTTACTACATCAATTAGAGAAACTACAGATAGCACTTTGACAGTAGGAGAACAATATTTATTTGGAACGGCTGTTGTTATTTGTACTGAAACAAATGATCCAGTTCCTTACAGAATTGAAGAAGGTAAAAATTATACGTTTAAAGTAATAGAAGCAGGAGAAGTTGATTTACCTGTTAACGGTCAAGATTTAGGTGTTCATTGTGATAACCCTGAATGGTACGATCCAAATCATTTAGGCTTTAGTTTTGGTGGTAGTAAAGATACTGACCCTGTTTATAGTTTAAGTGATTTAGCACCTATTTTTTGGCAACAAATTATTAGTGGTACTGAATTTAATTATGGAAGAGGTACTAAAGATTTATATTATGGACATGATATTTATACAGCTCAAAGAGTTGCATTAGGAACTGTATCTAACAATAGAAAATGTGATGTAACAGAAATAGGAATTAAATCAACTGTATTTAAACGTATCAACTTTGCAAATGTAGGCACACAACCTAATGAAGAAGCATTAAAGAAAGCATTTGAAGATCGAACACAAATACAATTAGGTCAAGTTAATAAATATGCAAAAAGAATTTCGTTATTTATGTTGCAAGCAAGGCAAGTAGGAGATTCTAATTGGCAAGATTTAATTAATGGATTGTCTAACCATACTGGTTTATTTGCTGTAAAAGGAAACACACCAGAAGCACAATATAATGCTATTACGATTTCTCATCCTGATCAAGAACAATATGAATTTAGATTTAAACCTTACCCTGGTAACTATATAACTAGAAACGAAAAATGGAATAAAAGATTTAACTTATTAGCAACTGATGGAAGTGGTACTGCACAAGTATCTCATTTTTCAGCAGGTACTTCTTTTGGTAGTTTTGATGTTGCATTTTCTGGAGATGAAGGATACACAATTGATGAAAGCGAAGCTTCTAATCCAGAGTGGCAATTAGGTGAATCTACTGTTAGTACAACAGGTATTGTTAAAAATGTAAGGACATCAACTGGTTTAACAAGTTGGGTTGAAAATCCTAGTTTTAACGGAACAATTACAGATCAAAGATGGCAAACTGTAAATAGATTTAATGGTGATCCTTCTAAAGTAATAGTTTTATTTAGTGCAGCAACAAATTCTCCATATACAGGATATGTAGGACATCAATGGTCTTTATATGGCTTTGGAACGGAAAAAACTAGCTATGACTTTCAAGATGGAAATGGTGATTGGCCTAATGTTTATTTTGAATTTGGCGGTAGTCGATATGTTGTTTTAAGTCCTGAAGTTTATTTTCATCCAAATAATGACAACCATACTTTTTGGGTTGCTCAACAACAATATATAACAACAACTACAACTATTATTGCTTTACAACATTTCAGTGGCTCTGTAAGTCTTATTGGAGGAAGTGGTACTGGTTTAAAAGTTAATTTAACTGTTGAAAGATATGAATATACATCTGGATCGTTTTACTACAAAGCAAACTGGTCATTAGATCCTAATAACTTAGGCACTGGTTACATCAACGGTGATGTTGTTTATATTCCTAGTCAATCAGATCAAGCAGGTGTTGGTTTACCTCAAAGAATACAAATAGTATTAAACGTAGGTGCAGTTACAATTACTACTAGAGCAGCCCAAAACTTCAGTCCATTTGACGCTTTAGCTGATTGGAACGTATATGAAGGAGATGAAAATAGTAATAGAAACGAACCCGAACATGAAATTGTATATGTAAATGAAATACTAAAACCAAAGACAGATAATAACGGTAATGAAATTGGAGCTGCTAAGTATAGTGATTTAGCTTTTGCTGGTATAAGAATTAATAGTTCAAAAGAGTGGACAAACTTTAGTCAGTTTTCTGCTTACTTTAAGCAAGGAGTAAAAGTAGAAAAATTAAATACCAGTGGCACAGGAGCTTCTAATTTATTTCCAGAAATTACTTATGCCTTATTAACAAGTTCAGAAATAGGAGCTGGAAGACTTGTTGGATCAAATTCTGTTGATCGACCAGCAATGGCTAATGCTGCTGATTATTGTAAAAAGAATAAATTCTTTTGGGATGGAACAATTTCATCTAAATTAAATTTAAGAGATTTTATCTTTGAACACGCTGGTTATTGTTTATTAGATTTTACAATTATTGGAGGTAAGTTTAGTCTTAAACCTTCTGTTCCTGTTAATGGAAATAATGAAATTGATAAACGAGTATTGCCAGAAGTAAAAGCCTTATTTACTGACGGCAATATTAATGATTTACAAGTTAGTTTTTTAGCTCCAGAAGAAAGACAAACTTTTAAAGCTGCTGTTCTTTTTAGAAATGAAAAAGAAAATGGATTTCCTGAAACTAGATCTTTATTGATTAGAGAAAACGATCCACATGGTTCTGACTCTGACCCTATAGAAACATTTGATTTGTCTGGTTTCTGTACTTCAAGGCAACAAGCAGAATACTTTGCTTACTTTGCGATTAGATCAAGACGTTTAATTGATCATGGCTTAACATTTAAGACTGCACCTCAATATGTAGAAAATTTAGCCCCTGGAGATTATTTTAAACTTGTCTCAGAAGTCACTCATACGAGTAGATTTAGGAATGGAGCAATTACACCAACAGGAGATATTGTAAGTAAAGATGATTTATCTGGATCGTTGTCCGTTTATTATTGGAAGCCAGGAACAACTGAAGTAAAAGAAGGAACATTAAACACAGCGAATGTATCATCAGCATTTTTTGGTACGTTATTTACTGTTAAGAACACAACAACAGAAAATAAAATTTATAAATGCGAAACGATTTCTTATGGAGAAGATGGTTTATTAGAGGTATCTGGTAGCTATGCTCCTGTTGAAAGTAATGGACAACTTTCTGTTATGCAGAACTGGGGTCTAAATAATGATGCTTCCATTTTTATTGTTTCTGAAAACGAATGACTAGCTCTGTAGCTTTTCCAACTATTAAACCAACGTCCAGAAGTTATAGACCTGGAACGTATCCAAGCACCACATTTGAATCATTAGATGGAACCAAAACACATTTGCGTTATGGCAATAAAAGAGTTAATGCAACATTGACTTTAGGGTTTTCTAATATTTCTGATGCTGACGCTGCTTTAATTTTAAGTAATTATGAAAATGTAAATTCTGATTGGAATTATGTATCGTTTGGATCGACAAATGCTACGGCAGGTGTAAATAGTACAAGTCTTTCTACTTTTTTAAAAGAGTCAGGATCAGGTTTAAAATGGCGTTATTCTGGGCCTCCAAATATCACAAGTAGTTTTAAAGGAAAGAGTAATGTTAGTTGTAGTTTTGTTGCTTGCCTAGATTCACCGTAGAATAAACACAACGTATTGATTTTTTAGGTCGTGCCTTTTTATAGCGGAAAAGACGGGCAACTATTTATTGACGGTTCACAAGCCGCAAAAGTTCAGTCTTGGTCTTTCTCTAGTTCGCAAGCTGTTCTTGAAACAACTTCTTTAGAAGATACAGACAGGACAATTGTTGCAGGTGTTCGCAGCTATAGCGGTAGTGCAAGATTGTTTTACTATCAAGCTTCTGCTGGCTCTGGTGGAGATGTAACTAAACTAATTAATAAATGTATTAAGGCTGGAAGTGGAGCTGGTGATGGAACGGCTGCTGATTCTAGTGCTGCCACTTTAAAGTTAAAAGTAATTGATGGTTCTGCTAATGGTCGCTTTATTACCTTTTCGACTTTAATTACTGGAATATCAATGAATAGTTCTGTTGGTG